TTAAATATGCTCAAAACTATCATAATCAAATTTTTTAGCAAAGGCATCAAGAAAATCATCAAAACTAGAAAAATCACATAACCCATATTCAAAAAAAGAATAATAAGTTTTAAAAAAGACATAATCAAAATCTTCATAATCATATGACTCAAATTCTTCTACAACAATGTCTAAATCTAATTGCGGGAAAAAACAATAGGGATAACAAGAACACTCAACTAATAATTTTTTCATAATATACTCCTTAAAATTCATTACAAATCAAAAATCTATCTACAAAGCTATCAATATCAGGGGCATTTAGATCGTGCCTTTCATGATAGTGTGTAAAATTATCTAAATTTCTATCAAGTATTAAATTCTCAACATAGGCTAAATGCTGGGCATTTACATCGCCGCCCAAGCTTTGATAATAATTAACTAACTCGTAATCTTTCATTCTGCTTACTGGTTTAGGCTTTTCATCGCTTTTAAAAAGCTCATCACAAAGCTTTAAAATTTGTCTTTGTTTTAAATTAGTGCCAAAGCTTTTTATTTCATCTTGTGCGTTTTCATCTTTTTGGCCATCAATTTTCAATCTATCGTAAAAATTCATAAGCCTACCACTTATGTAATGCTCCAATCTGCCATTTAAATAAATAATTTCTTCTTTGTTAAAAGGCAAATTTATATATATGTAATCATCTTTTTTATTCCACTCTAAAATAGCCCTATGATCGTTTGTTAAGTCGTTTAAGTGATAAAAGTCTTGCATCGTGCTAATAAAATTAATCTTCCTATATACCCATAATGGCACTTTAGTGCGAGAACTCAAAAAACGTCTTACCTTATGCTTTACATACCAGGCGGAAAGCTCATCAAAATCTTGCGTTTCTTTTAAGTTGATGAAAGTCTTTTGAATATACTTCATAACATAACCGCTGGGATTATTAATGCTAGTTTGAAAGCCGTTTAACTCGCCATTTTTCTCTTGCTCGCTTGTGATAGCATTTGTTTTTAGGTTTTGCGGAGCATAAAAAATATCTTTATAAATTTTTTTCATGAAATCGATCGTGTAAGCTGGGACATAAAATAAAGCGTGAATATGTGGCACGCCATCTTTTTTGTGTGGCTCAAAACACCTTATATAGCTTCTGTCGATTTTTTTAAATCTTTTTGAATAACGCATAATAAATAAATTCCACTGATGATTAAGAACGGCTACTAAATCAGAAATACTTAAAGGCGCTGAATTTTTAGCCTTATATTTAACTTCATCAGGCAAATATCTATAATCAATCGGCATAAATTTAGAATAATCGCCATTTAATGCACCCCTAAAGCAGCCGTTAAGGGTAATGGTTAAAAATACTGGGACTTGAAAATAATCAATAGCAAAAGAGCTAAACACATTCACACGATTAGACACTTCGGCGTAATATTTATCGCTAAAGTTGGCCGACATTGAAATATCTAGCAAATTTCTAACCTGGCCATTAACATTAACAAAAGAGAAAGAGCGCATATATTCCCTTTGGCTATCAAGCTTTGCTTGGCAAAGCTCAACGTCAAGGGGAGAAACACCATATAAATTTCTCGCTCGCATAATCGCTTCCTTAAACGTAAGAGTTTTTTATTAATTTGACAAGGGCAGCCATTGTGGCGGACTTCGTCCGCCCATGGCAGCCTTTTTTGGCTACGCCAAAACACATATAGGCGAAAGGGGTGTTTTAAACCCGAAAAGCATATTAGCTGCACGGCTCGATTAAGCAAAACATGCCAATAAGCTTTATTTCTCGCCTTTTGTAGGGGAAAACCCCTACACCCCTAAAACATTAAATAATTTGAATTGTGAGCGTTAGAACAGAGTTTATTTCGCTGTCTTGCTCGACTGAAAAAAGATACTTTAAAAACCATATATCTTTAAGGATAGGCACGCCATTACGTTGCTTAGAAGTAGTCGTTTTATTAATACCGCTAAGAACTAGAACGTCGCCACGCTTTAAAGAATACGAGCTTTTAAGCTCCTTTTTTGAAACAATGGGCGTTAATGATGTACTTTGAGAGAGAATATCTTCAAGTATTAAATGTAAGTCAAAATCAATGTGATCAGATAAAATGATAGGCTTTAAATTTATCTTTAAACCAATGTCTTTATATTCGTAACTATCAGTCTTTTGGTAATTTAAATTAGATATATCAGTTTTTGAAACTAAATAAGGGATATTTTGAACGGAACTAAAATAAACTTCGGTGTGATTTTTTGCCGTCAATACTGGCGATGAGATAATTTTTGTAATGCCATTCGTATCAAGAAAATTTAATATGCCAAAAAAGGCTCTATCATCATTTTTAATAATATTTGAATTAGAAATATAAGGGGAAGTAATCAGGTTAATATAATAAGCTAAATCGCCGTGATTAAGTGGCTTAAGTAAGCCTTTTAAATTTGTGCCTAAATCTTTAATGTCTTTTAAATTTGTTTCAGTGATAGTCAGCTTAAAAGTTACTTGCTCCAGGCTCTTATCAATCTTTAAAATGGCTTCTTTAATTTGATCAAATATATAGTCATCAGCCCTAAAGAAAACTGAATTAGAAGACGTCGAGTAAGTAGCATTTAAATCAAACTGGCTAAGAATTTTATTAACGTCATCATAAACATAATTTTTTAGCTCGATACGCCTAAGATCATAATCAGGCAATTTTTGAGAGCTTACGTAGTAGAAATTATCCTTTTTATAAAGATATAAGTTCTTGGCTTCAAGCATTTTTCTAAACATTGCAATAGTGATCTTAACTTCGTCTTCATAAATGAAATAATATTCGCCCTGGTGTATGCTTTCATCGGTTACAATGGCTATATTGTTAGCCTTACTTGTAAGACGTGCGAAATCTAAAAGATCAGTATAAATTTCAGCAGCAAACAAACTATTTAAAAACAGAAGTGGAAGAACTAGGAACTTGATTAAACTTTTCATCGGAAACACCTTTGTTATTTTTTGAAATTAAATTTTGAAAAACTGGCTTGTCAAATACATAGTAATATTTGACAAGCTCGTGAGATTTTGGCTCATAATAAAAATATAATGGCGTGTGCATTGAAGATATGTAGCTGATTAATGATAATGGATATAAATGATAGTCGTCATCGAAATGGCAAGATGAATTAACACAAGTAATGTTATATATATGAATTTCTGGTATATCGGAACTATTTTTAATGTTATGTTTTGAAGTATCTTTAAATATATCTGGAAAATCTGAAATGCTATTTTTTTGAGAATTTGGAAAAGAAGTTTTATCTTGATTTGATAAATTGTTTTCAGCTGGAGTGTCAGGCTTAAAAAAAGACATAACAACAAAATAAAAATAAATTAAAAGAAATATTAAAACAAAAATAGCTAGTAAAAAATAAAATCTTACAAATGATTTTTTATTTGAACTTTGTCCAGAGTGGTATAAATTAAATACTTCTTCAAGATATGGAATATTAATAATCTCTAATCTATCTTTTTTATAAAGCCTATAAGATGCAAAAACTTCGTAACGGAATTTCTTTGAAAATAATCTTTTTGCGCTATCAACAGCCCTATAAAATTTCTCTGCTATACGTTTATATTCGTTATTGACTAGGGTTAAATCTTGAGTAATTAAATAAATATCTTGGTATAAATGGCGATGATAGGTAAGCCACCAAACTAAAATTTCATCTTTTTTGTCTTTAAAAAAGTTATGGCACTCGTCAAGAACAAATACGCATCCATATAAATTTAGATCTTTGGCTTTCTCATTAACTTCATTATCGCTGGCACCAGTCTTATATAAAGCATATAAGTTTCTTAAACCTAAATAAAACTCATCAAAATCGAACTTTTTAAATTTATCTGATAATTCAAACTTAAACTCATTTATATTTGTATAGCAAAATAAATAGCTAGGCTTTTCTTTAGGCTTAACAAATTTAGATAAAAATGTTTTCTTTGGCTCAAATAAAAAGGTCTGGTAAATCATATATACTGCGTAATATGTTTTACCACTTCCAGGATTGCCAACTAAATAAGTAATCATTTTTAAAGCTTTGCCAAAATAAATGTAACTAAAGTTTCGCGAATAAATCTAAAAATAGTAATGCCTATCTTTGTCGCATAAATTAAAAAAAATGAAAGCAAAATAGGCGAAAAAATAGAAAACACATCACAAAAAGCATTCCAGGCACCAAGAGATTTTAAAATAGAAAAAGCAGTCGTAACGATCCTATCACTACCAATAGAGAGATTATTAACATAATCAATAATGTAGTTAATCTTAGAATAGATGAAATTAATAATATAAATAACAGCAGCAGCATAAGATAAAACAAGAGCACCTAAAATTACGTTAATAACAACCATTTTAGAAAATGTAATTGCTTTAAAAACAAAATTAATAGCATTTTCCCATTTAAAAAAGCGAAAGAATAAAACAATAGTAGCTATAATTGCTTGCATATCTTACCACCCCATAAAAGTAAAAATAAATAGCTTGGCTATTAAAAATAAAAACAACAAAAAGAAAGCTACAAAGAAAAAGACATAAAGAGAAGAAGCAATCGGCGAAAGAATACTACAAAAATCAAAGACAACTTTTTTACTGAAAAAAACCATATCTACATCAAAATTTAAAGGGCAAGTATTAGGAATACCGCCTTTTTTTTAAGCTCATTAGATTGCCATCTTTGATTTTTGAGATAGTATCATTTAAGCTTTTTTTAATACCATCAATAGGCTCAAAAAGATTATTAATATTTTCCTTATACGTATTTGCGAGATCAGCAGTTCTTTCTTCAAGCTCGCCATAATCTATATTGCCAGGTGTAGCGTTTTCAGAATTGCCATTGTTTCCTTGTCCGCCACCTTGTCCGTTATTTCCTTGATTATTGCCGCCGCTTGAACCGCCACCAGTACCGCCACCAGAGCCGCCATTTCCGCCAGGTGAACCACCGCCAGAACCGCCATTATTGCCACCAGAGCCGTTATTATTACCACCGCTAGAACCGCTATTATTACCATTACCAGGCGTAGAATTGTTATTGTCTTTGTCTTTATCCTTATTTGGATCTTCTTTGTCTTTGTCTTTGTCTTTATCTTTATCTTTGTTTAGATTTTCTTTACTTTTGTCAAATTTGAAAGTAATCAATCTTTCATCTTTGCAATGAGCATTAACAATATTAGGTTTTTCAGGATCCCAAGCATAACCAGGATTATAAGAAGAGCCAAGACCAGAACAATAACACCTTGCAATATCATCTATTGTTAAAGCACTAGAACAATCTATACAAGTATAATCAGAAGTAAAAAATTTATGATTATCTTCATCGGTACAATCAACAACACAAGCATTAGTTTCAACATTCCATAATTGACCAGCCGGACAAGCATCGACACATTGCATAGTATCGGTGTTAAATTCTTGATTTAAAGAACATTTAGCTATTTGTTTTGAATTAAAAAGTATAAAATCATAATAAGTAAAAACTGGGTCTTTTGGATAATCGGAAGCAACATAATATTCATAATCGCCAACACCGCCACGTTGACCAAAGCGACCAGTTTTTGGTTTGCTATTTATATAGGAATAATCACCACCAAACCCCTTATAAAAACCTGGAGCTTTTGAGCCAGCAAAATAATAAGCTTCATCTCTAATTATAAAAGAATAGATAAAGTAATAACCATATTCAGGCGACCTAATACCAAAATGATTTCCTTTTAAAAATTTGCCATCAATAGGCTTAAAAGAACTATCCAAGTTACGATCAAGCACAGCCAAACATAAGCCACTGCCAGCACAATTTTTAGAAAAAGCAAGAGAACATAAAAGAGATAAGAAAATGAAAAATCTAACTAGAAATTTCATCACAAAGCCTTAAAAAAATCTTTTTGTTAAAAGAGTTAAAGCAGCACAAATGGGTAAAGATAAGACCATAAACCATATAAAGATAGAAAAAAAGTAATCAAAAGCCGGAATACCAATAACGTTAAACATTTTAAACACCTTTTTTAAATTCTTGAAAGAATTATGAAAATAAACAAACAAAGCAAGAAACCGCATAAAGTACCAGTGGTAGACATCAAGAAGTTATATTGCTCTATTGTTAAATTAAGAAAGACTTTATCCATAAATTTAAACCCCAAAAACTACTGACGCACTCCGTTTGTCGGCTTAAAGCTTTGCTTTGCACTCTGCTTTAAGCTTTAAAATTTACGTGCTAATTTTTAAAAAGACTAAAAGCGGAAGTAATGGCAGTAACACAAGCAAAAAAGACAATTACAACAGCAAAGAAAGAATTTAAAAAAATTCCTAATTTCGTAACATCTATAAAATCAAAATACACTTTTAACCTTTTTAAAAATTAGCCCCCCAATAAAGGGTAACAAGCTATTTTAAAAGAGAAAGACCTTTTTTAACAGCAAAAATTGCAGCCAAAACAACAATGACTGCACCAGCTACGCCCATAAATGGAGCGATATTAAGATCGCCAGTTACTGTGCCGTCTGCACCCATTGTTATACCAGCTGCAAGAGCATTGCTCGACATTGTGCTAACAGCAGCAACACCACCTAAAACCTTAGCCTTAGTAGAAGAAAGAATTTTTTTCATCTCTAACCCTTTTTGTTAAAATTTAGTAGCCTTTAACTACTTATTTAAGGAAACACGGACTTAAATAAGTAGTTAAAGGGGATAAACCCCTTTATTTATTTTCAGGTTTTTTTGCAGGCTTTGTATCAAATAGGAAGTATTCAACTGGATTAGCGATCGTAATTATTCTTTGATCGTTAGGGAAGCCACCTTGAACAGGTATCTCTTCGCCTTTTTTAAATTTTTCTTTTATTGCAGCCGCTACAAGTCCAGCGGTATTGTTATCAGGGCAGATAATTTTAAAAACTACTTTTTGCTCAACTTCATCAGTAAAGCCGGTCTTTTCATTAACAACATCATAGATATTTGATGAAGAAATACGAACTGAAGAAGAGTAATCATTACCTTCAAACTTACCAGAAGCAGAACTTCTAACAAGACCACCTTTAAGAATATACTTTAAATCATATTCAGACTTAACGATTTCCAT